CTTTTGGATTTCAAATGCGAGTTCCCTGTGAACTTTGGAGGGTGATTGTTATGCGGCATGATGTTTATTCTCTGCCAGAAGTCATGTTTGTTGCAGGACAATCAAACACACTTCGTTGGCGGTTATTTACGGAACAGAATGTTCCTTTCAATGCAGAAGGTTGCACAGGCAATTTTGCTCTTGTGGACTATTCTGATAAATATAACGATGAACCATTGGTTTCAAAGTCTTTGTCATTTTTGATCGGTGATGATGCTACTGGCGCAAAGAATATTGCGACTGTTGATTTATTGCCAAATGACACTTTGGGACTGTATGGTAAATACATTTACCAAATCACGATCAAAGATATTGATGGCGAAGTTGAAATTCCCAATCAAGGTATTTTTAATATTTTCCACAATATCAATGAGAGTTTTTTGAAATAACAACAAATGCAAGAATTAAAGATTGGAGGATGAAAGCGTATGACTTCTACATACTTTTTAAACTGTATCATGGGCAATGTTTTCAAAACAAAGCTGAGTCCTACATTGCCTGAGAAAGTTTATCTTGGTTTGAGTTCTACTGCTCCGAGCGTTGATGGCACTGGCGTTACCGAGCCTTTGGATTCCGCTGGTTACTCTCGTGTCGAGTTGACCACTTTGGGCGAACCTGTTAATGGTGTGATCTCAAACAATTCTGATGTTTCTTTCCCTGAAAGTTCTGCAAGTTGGGGAACCATGACTCACTTCGTTTTGTACGATGATATTGTCGATGGCAACTTGCTTATGTTTGAGGCTTTGACACAATCTCGTAGCGTTGAAGCTGCAACAATTGTTACTGTCAAGAGCGGTGGCCTGAAACTGACTTTGGCAAACAAGGCTTAATACAAAATCAAAATAGAAAGTAGGTGAGAAAGTTGCAAACCTTTGATGTTTATTTAAAGAAACGACTCACCGAAATTGATGTTATTATTTCGCAATTAGTACAGAGAGATACATTTACGCTTTATAATTATCTCTATTTGCTCTGTTCATTGTCTGAATTAGAATTGCTGAAAACCATTACTGGCGAAGCAAGTATGGAATTGGATGCAAGAATTCTTTATTTGGAAGAACGAGTACATGAGTATATGAACAGCGAAATGTATCTGAGTGCGATGGCTGATTTTTCAAGCCAAGTAACAACTGGTGGTAGTACGGAAATGGTTTTATTCGCTGATGCAGTTGATGCAATCATGAAAGATTTAATCAGCAGTGAATCCGTTCTGGAAATTTCCGTAGACCCACTGGATTATTATATCGCTCATTCATTCGGCACAGTGGATTTCGATATGATGTTAATTGCAGATCAGCTTGAGTTCTTGAAAGAAGGATTTGAAAAGTTCGATAGTAAAATGTACCTATTTGCAGAATCAGAATTTGCAAGCAGTAAAGTTGCAGAACTGAATGGTTTAGATATGGTGTTATATACCGATCCTATTGGATTGTTTTATTTGGCATCTGTATCTGGTCAAACAGAAATGTATCTGTCTGCCGATCCAATTGATGATTATCTGTTGGAAAAAATCTTGCATGATTTAGAGGTCATGACCTATTTATCTGCATCTATTGATTCTATTTTGCATTTAGAGAAATTCACTTCGAGCGAAAATGTTCTTCATGTATTTGCGAAAATGGCAGAAGTTTTGATTGGTATTATCTATCTATCCGAAAGCACGATGGTTTTATCATGTGAGGCAAGCACAAGTATAAAGCGTTATCGTTTTGTTAGCGAGATGGATGATTTTACAGTATCCGAGTTTGACGATATGACTTTGCATGAACTTGATTTTATAACAATTGCATAAGCATAGCAGAACTTTAATAAGAAGGTGGTGATTAGATGGTAAGAAAACAAGGTGGATTGATCACTGGAATTCAGGCGAATGAAAATGTTGTGGAAAAGTGCTTGGCTGAGGTTCGCAGGGTTGAACCTGATTCTTTGGCTGATAAGCTGTTCCATATTACCATCAAAGCGGACGCTTATAAAAAGTTCACCATGAATGGTTTTACTTATACAACTGACGGCAACGGCAACTTTGCAAGTATCGCTATTGCTGGTCATACAACTCCCGAAATCACAGATTTGCGTTTTGAGAGCGATATTGATGAATGTGTCCTCTGCTTTATCTATTAAGGCGGTGAATGCGTATGTCAGGTGTAGTTGGTGGATTTTATTATGGCGTGTTCTATCCAAGTGATAGCCCTTTGTATGATCCAACTGGCAGCAGTGGCGAATATGTTGACGGCAATTGCTTTGCAACAGTTGGACAGCCTGAAAACTATCGTGGATTTCTTTACCAAACCGCTACATTATTAGCCGACAGTTATTTGTATGCTTAGTGAAAGGCGGTGATTGGATTGGATTTCATTTATGAACTGTTAAGAGCAGGAACGACACCAAGCGATTCTGACTCTGGTTCCGAAGTGGCTCGAAAGTTTAATGATAACTTCCAAAAAGTTCAAGAGAAATTTGCGGAGATTGATCAGTCATTAACTAAAGAGCGAGTCACCAGCCTCACTATTGGCGGCTTATCTCAACCAATTGACGAAAACGGTAATGTGGAAGTTCCCATTGCGGGGCTTTTGCAATTAGGTGTGATTAAGTCAAGTGAGGCTGAAAACAAAATTAAGGTTGATACCGATGGCACAGCGGAAGTTGCGTCATTGAATGTCAATAAATTAGTCCAAACCGAAGGTGAATACATGGTTTTGGATGGTAACTATTAATCTATTAAAAGAATATGGAGGTATTTATTATGGCTGAAAGAAATATTATGAATGTCCTGTATAAGCTGCGTGGCGATACCCTGAACAACTGGTCTACTAAGAACCCCGTTCTGGCAGAGCGTGAACCTGCTATCGTCATTATCCCTGCTGATTCTAACTCTGGTCTGAATGAGCCTGCTGTTCTGTTGAAGATCGGTGACGGTACTACTGCGTTTAACGATTTGGGTTATTTGTCTGCTATCGCTGGCGATGTTCCTGCATGGGCTAAGGAAGCTAACAAGCCTTCTTACGAAGCCAAGGAAATCACTGGTATTGATGCTTACATTGCTGCTTATGTTAATGAGCAGATGGGTATCTCTGTCGATACTGACACTCAGTACACTATCGTTCCTGTTGAGGACAACGCTTATCAGTACAAGTTAATGAGCAAGTCTAAGGCTGACGAACAGTTTGCTACTGAGGTTGCTGTTATTGACATTCCTAAGTACGATGACACTGCTTTGGCTGGTCGTGTGAGTGGTCTGGAAGGTCTGGTTGGTAACACTGCTGTTTCCGCTCAGATTGCCGCCGCTATTGAGGCTTTGAAGCTGGCTGATACTTACGAGGCTAAGGGTGCCGCCGCCGCTGTTCAGGGCGCAACTACTTCTACTGTGAAGGATGTTGAGGATGCTCTGAATACTTATAAGACTGACAACGATGCCGCTGTTGCCGCTGCTAAGAAGGCTGGTGACGATGCTCAGGCTGATTTGGATGCTTATAAGACTACTAATGACGAAGCTGTTGCTGCCGCTAAGAAGTCCGGCGATGACGCAATGGCTGAGGCTCAGAAGAAGGTCGGTTCTGTTGCCGCTGGCGATAACTCTGTGACTGTTGCTGGCACTGATACCGCTCCTACTGTTGCAGCTAAGATTTCTCAGGATGCCGATAATGCTCTGGAATTGGCTGAGGATGGTCTGAAGGTCGTTATTCCCGCTGCCGCTGAGTACACTATCGAAAAGTCTGCTGACTCTGGTGAGTATGCCGCTATCTACACTCTGATGAAGGATGGCGTTCAGGCTGGCGCAGCTATCAATATCCCCAAGGATATGGTTGTTGAGTCTGGTAGTGTGGTTGAGAACCCTGAAGGTCAGGCCGAGGGTACTTACATTAAGCTGGTTCTGCAAAATGTTGCCGAGCCTCTGTATATCAATGTTGGTAGCCTGATTGAGTATGTTACTTCTGGTTCTCAGACTGGTGACATGGTTGTAATCGCTGTTAGCGATGATCATAAGGTGACTGCTACCATCACTGATGGTTCTATCACTCTGGCTAAGTTGGCAACTGAGATTCAGACTGCTATCGGTAAGGCTCACAGCCACGAGAACGCTGCTGTTCTGGCTGGCATTACTGAGCAGAAGATCGTTGATTGGGACGATGCTGTTGCTAAGGAGCATGAACACGCAAACAAGGATGTTCTGGATGGCATTGATGCCGACAAGGTTGCTGGCTGGGATGCTGCCGAGCAGAACGCCAAGGATCATGCTGATGATCTGAACGAGGCAATGGATACTCGTGTTAAGGCTCTGGAAGATGTTGGTGCTACTAAGGTTGAGGCTTCCGAAACTAACGGTAACATCAAGATCAACGGTACTGAAACTCCTGTTTATGTTCTGCCCGCTTCTGTTTTGGATGCTGGTGACACCTTCATCTTTGATGGTGGCAACGCCTAATTTCACAATAGAATCGGTGGAGCATTACTAATATTGGGGGGAGGCAATAGCCTCTCCCTTTTTTATTAATGGAAATGGTCTACCGATGTATTGTCGATGGATTTTTCTAAAAGAAAGAGAGTGTGATATAGAATGGCTGAACATAGAATTAACGCTTCCTTTCAACAAAGGCGTGACACAGCCGCCAATTGGGAAAGTAAAAATCCAGTCCTGTTGGATGGTGAAATGATTACAGTAATTACAAATGCGGGTGCAGTTAGACACAAAACTGGTGATGGTACTAAGACTTATACTCAGTTACCTTTCGATGATGAACCATTGTATAACGCACTCGCTGGAAAATGTGATGCAAGTAATGCAGTCGAGGTCACTTTGTTGGCAAGTGCATGGAGCAGTGGACAACAAACAATTTCAGTTAATGGATTGAAAGCAAATCAGAACGGCATCGCATCTTTGCCGCAGAATTATTCAGTTGCAGTTTATGAAGCTGTTGTTGCCGCACAGCTTTTTGCATCTGCACAAGGGGACGGAACATTAACTTTCTCTTGCAATGGCGATGTGCCTCAGATTGATATTCCGATCCTTGTAATTCTGCTTGGTTGAAAGGATGGTGTTTCGTTTTGAGTCAGACTGAAAAATATGGTTTATATGTAACCAAATCAACAGATGATCCAAAATTTTTGGAATTAAGACAACAGTTGTGCGGCAATGAAAATAGCAACATGACAAAAATCGAAGCTGCTTTAAATACCAAGGCAGATAACAGCACTTCGATCACAGGTGTTCTTTTAGCCTCTGCTTGGGCTGGTGTTGACAGTCCATTTACACAAGAACTGGCAGTCGAAGGACTTGGCGCAGCTCAAAACGGAACAATTTCCGTTTCTCATGACGCAACAATTACTCAAAGAGAGTCGGCAAGAAATGCTCTCTTATCCATCATTGGACAAAAAGATGGAGTATTGACGATTTCAGCAGATGGCGAAATGCCAGAAGTTGATATTCCAGTTGTTGTGATTCTTTTAGGTTAAAGGAGGTTAAGTTATGCCTATTATTTCTAATTTCCCTACTGGCGGTGGCAGTAGCGGTGGCGGCGGTCTTGCTTTGGGCGCAGTAAGTGGTATCACTACTGTCGTTTCTCATGGCAAGGCTTATTTTAAGTGGACTGATCCTGATGATCTGGTAGTTGCCGAATCTACATTGGCAGCTTTTGCAGGAACAATCTTAGTCCGCAAAGCTGGTTCTGCACCTGTTAGCCGCAGAGATGGTACTGTTGTTTTGGACAGCACTACACGAAACGCTTATCAGAACACATATTTCTGCGATAGTGGTCTGACAGATGGCGTTACTTATTACTATAAGTTCTTTACTTATACTACGCAGAATGTTTACACAGATTTGGAGGAAAATCTGGTTGAAATCACTCCTGCCGCTGTTGCTCCTGCAAATGTTTCTGGCATGAGCGTGGCGGCTGCTGGTAATGGTAAGGTTACGCTGAAATGGACTGATCCTAATGACACAACTCAAGACGGTATTACTACTGTTGCTTGGGGTGGTTCTAAGGTCATCTATAAGAAAGGCAGTAGACCTACCAGTGAGAGTGATGGTACTCTGGTGCTGAATTCTACAACTAAGAATGCGTATAAGTCTACTGGCTTGACAATTTCTGGTTTGGAAAACGGCGCAACTTATTACTTTGCTGTGTTCCCTTACGGCACAGACGCTTATGGCAGTGCAGTAAATACAAACGCAAGTAATGTAATAAGTGGAGTTCCTAATCGTTTGACTATTGCAAATGTTCCAAGTCAGAGTGGTTCTTTGACTTACACTGGTTCTGCGCAAACTCCTTCTTGGAGTAACTATGACAGTTCTAAGATGACCTTGAGCGTTACTGCTCAGACCAATGCTGGTACATATTCTGCATCCTTTACTCCAAAGGATGATTATATGTGGTCTGATGGAACTACCGCCGCTAAGAGTGTCAACTGGACAATCGGCAAAGCGGCTGGCTCTCTGAGTTTGAGCAAATCCAGCATTACGCTGAATAGCACTACAAAGAGTGCGACATTTACCGTTACTCGTGCTGGTGATGGTAAGATCACTGTTGAATCCAGTGACACGAGTGTTGCAACTGTAAGTTTGAGTGGCACTACGGTTACTGTCAGCAGCGTGAACGATAAGACTGGTACAGCAACAATTACTGTTAAGGTGGCGGCTGGTACAAACCATACTGCTCCTTCCAATAAGACTTGCGCTGTTAGTTGTGAATTCCTCCCTGCTGTTGGTACGGCATTGAACGATATTAGTTGGGCAGACATTAAGCGCATTTCTGATGCTGGTCTGGCTTCCAGTTATTTCTCCGTTGGTGATCGTAAAGCAGTTGCTTTGAGCGGTACTGTTGGTAGTTTGTCACTGAGCGGCACTTATTACTGCTACATTATCGGTATTGATCATAACAGTGGTAAGGAAGGCACAAACCGCATTCACTTCCAGTTTGGTTACTCTGCCGCAAGCGGTGGTGTCCATCTGGCGTTCATTGATAGTGGTTACAACTCTCAGAAAACTTCTGGTGCTTGGTTCAACATGAACAATGCCAATAGTAACTCTGGCGGCTGGAAGAGTAGTTTGATGAAAACTGTTATCTGCCCTGCTTTCAAGAGTGCTATGCCTTCTGATCTGCAAGCCGTTTTGAAAGCTACAAACAAGTATTCTGACAATACTGGCGGCGGCTCTGATACTGCATCTTATGTTACTGCAACATCTGAGGAAGTATTCTTGCTTGCAGAGTTTGAGGTCTTTGGTGCAAGAAGCTATGCGAATAGTGCTGAAAAGAACTATCAGGCTCAGTATGCTTGGTATTCCGCTGGTAACTCCAAGGTGAGATACCGTCATAGTGCTACTGGCTCAACTGCGCTCTGGTGGTTGCGCTCTGTTTATGCGGACAACTCGCACACCTTCTGCCATGTCAACACTTCGGGGAGTGCGAACTACGACGCCGCTAACCGTTCGCGTGGGTTCGCCCCGGCCTTCTGCGTGTAAGTTACTCTGTTCATCCTCAGCATCTCCATTCAAGGCGCAAGCCGAGAATGGGGTGCGAGGATGGACTTTCTCGCAACTTATGAGATAATTATCAAAAATGTTCTTGACATTTAGATTATTATCTGCTATCCTTATGTCGGAATGAGAATATTTTCTAATTTTAATGTTCTTCGGAGCAAATAATCTATCATATTAGGAGGTCTGTAAATGTCGGTTTATGCTTCTAAACGAAGTGAATCAAAAGTTGAGTTTCTGCGTGTAGCACAGCAGCTTGCCGTCTACACATTAAAGCAGACCAAGAAATTTCCGAAATCGTACAGGTTTAATCTAACCAATGATATTGTACGCTTATCAATGGAGATTCATGAGAATGTATTAAGAGCAAATTCAATTTATATCCATAAGGGTATGAGTAATGACGAATTTCGGCTTCGAGAGATTTACTTTTCAAAAGCAAAGTCCTCAATATTTGCTCTGAGCAGCTTGCTAACGATTACATTTTCTCTGGTATTAGAGGGTAACAATTTTCTTGGCGATAAGAAATCTGCATCGAATGTCTTTAAGGAATGGGCAAGACTTTTGAACTATGAAGCAGCACTATTAAAAGGTGTGGTGGATTCAGACAGAAAAAGATATAAATCCTATCAGAGAAACGGCAAGGTAAAAGATGCAAAAGAAGAAATTGCTGATGCCGTAGAAAATGAAATTGTTTTGCCTGAAGAAACATTTGATTTGGTAGAATCGGAGGATTGATCTCCGTTTTTATAGGTTACATCCTGATAAAGACCCTGCGAACTGGTGGTTGCGCTCTGTTAATGCGGACAACTCGAACAACTTCTGCAATGTCAACACTTCGGGGAGTGCGAACAACAACAACGCTAACAATTCGAATGGGTTCGCCCCGGATTCTTGATACTGTTTGTGGTGCATCAAAAAAACGATTATAGTACACAAACTTGGATTGGACTTAGTAGCGAAAGCGAAAACAATATCCGTTAATCAGAAGGAGGATGTAATCCTTGGTTCCTGCCGTTTGGCATACCTTAAATACCTTGCAGTATCAGTTGAAAGGTATGGTACTGCTCTATCTGATACGGGCATCTGGACGCTGCTTGCATGGTCTGATGACTTTTCTGATTTAGTCAGATTTCATAGATGTACCGTTAAGTAACTTAGGAAATCAGGATCGGAAACTGACCACCAAACAGGATTGATGCGTATGCCTGTTTGACCAGTGGATGATGAAGTTATACAGAAAGGAACCTTTTATTTATTATGACGAGCGAAGAAAGAAAGCAGAAAAGGTACGAAAACAGACAAAAGAAAAGAAAACAGAAAGCAGAGGAAATCTGCGGCAAGACTTTTGAGGATGTGTTCACCTATGAAAACATGGTGGACGCATCCAAGTCTTGTTGTACTGGTGTAAGATGGAAAACCTCTACCATTAATTTTGAAACGATGCTCTTGACTCAGGCTGATACTTTGCAGGAACGCATCTTAAATGACGAATATCAATTTCAGGGCTTTAAGCATTTCAAAACCATAGAACATGGTAAAGAACGAGATATTAATGCTTTGGATATTCATGATCGAACAATACAGAAATGTTATTGTGACGCATTGATGACAGAGGCTTATTCCAGAAGTTTCATTTATGACAACAGTGCAAGTTTACCGGGAAAAGGTATGGACTTGACTTTAGAGCGGCTTAAACAACATTTGATCCATCATTACCATAAATATGGTCTTGAGGGTGGAATCTATCAATTTGATTTTCACGGTTATTTTGCGTCTATTCCTCATGAGGGAGCTAAAGAGCGATTATGTAAGCATATTCATGACAAGAAATTGCAGGAAATAGGCTGTCAGTTGATTGACGATTTCATTACGCTTGGAGGCGTGGAACAAGATGCAGACAATCCGCATGGCGTTGGATTGGGCAGTCAGGTATCTCAGAATATTGCGTTAGATTACGCAAGTCCGATTGACCATTACATAAAAGATGTTTGCCGTATTAAAGGTTATGCCAGATATATGGATGACGGTTATGTGATCAGTAATTCTTTAAAGCAATTAGAGGAAATTCGTGACTATCTTATTGAGTATGCGAAATCGCTTGGATTGGAATTAAATGAAAAGAAGAATGTCATTACACCGTTTGCCAATCATAGTTTTCGTTTTCTTAAAATGCGTATTCGATTAGAGCCATCAGGTAAAGTTGTGATGAAACTTAGTCGCAACAGTATTAAGGCTATTCGGCGCAAATTACAGATATTCAGGTTATGGGTTGATGAAGGAAAATTCTCAGCAGAAGATGCTTTTACATCTTATCAGTCTTGGCGTTCTCATGCGCAACGGTGTGACAGTTATCAGACACTTCATGCTATGGATATTTATTTCGTTAAGTTGTTCCAAAAGGAACTGGCAGAAAGAAATAATAAATTCAAATGCACATTGGATGCTAAATGGGATTATGAGGTTGGATGGATTTATTTCACCAGCATAAAAGAGTATAAGGCTGTTCTTGCGGAATTGGATCGTACACGATATGAGCGGTATATGAACGGCTTCGTGCCGCTTTGTGATCGTTGGGAATGGCGTATGCAACAGAGAAGTAAAAGCGCAGAGGCTTTTGCTATATTACGAGAGCTGCGTGAGAATTTTTATCTGCCTGTTGAATTGAATAACTAATCTGCTTTTAAATCTTATCTATGTAAGGAGAGTTAATTTCATGAAATATTTCAATCAGTATGTTGTAACAAAGAGAATTAAGAAAAAGACTCTTTGTGGAGATTTGAACCTTCCGTTTGGAACGAGTTGTTTTGCGAAAGACGGAGTAATTTATTGTGACAAGGGAATGATTTGCGGCGTTACAAGCCAAGACGCTTATGATTTCTTTACGCAGAACGATGACGGTTTTGCCGAGTTGCGCAGGAAACTCATTGATAGCATTTTTGATGCTCTTAACCGATCCAAACAAAGTATTGAATCTTACAATGCAAAATGGGATAAGGTTTGGAATGATTCGACTTGTTTGAAATATAAGCGAGAAGAGTACGATGATCATTGGTTGTGGAACTATGACTTCTACAACGCAGAAATTGATGTGCTTCAGCATATCGCAAAATTAGTTGACGCAAAGGAGGTCGTATAAATGTATCGAATTATTAAGATTGATGGTACGGAATTGGGTATTACCGATTCTGTGAATTATATCAAGATTGGTGAAAGTGGTTCTTTCACTATCGCAACAGAGGAAGATGCCATTGGTGTTGCTTTTGACAGCGTTGCCTATAATTTGGCTGAACATAATGAAATTGAGGGTGCTGAAACAGTCGTTGTTTCTAAGGTCGATGGTGGTAAAATCATTCAGGAAACAGCGTCTTATGCTGAATTGGCTACCGCTATTCGTGAAGGAGTGAATGAAGTATGACAGATAAGGAATTTACTTTAGATACTATGCGCAGATACGGCAGACAGAGAGCATTGGATGTTCAGACTGAAAGTGCTACTATGACTAATACCGAACTGAATGCACAGGATGATTACATTCCTGATTTTTTGGCAGTTAAAGAGAAAATGAATATGCTTGAGCGTCATGCTGGTCTGACAGATGGTTTTGTTTGTAAGTCCAGTGAAGGTCGTGTTGTTCGTTTGCTTCAGAATTACGATTCTGATGTGTTTACTGGCGAACCTGAAACACTTCCTGCTCAGTGGGGCTTTGTGTGGAGCCAAGACCCAGCAAAGGCAAAACCTTTCATTGCTTTATCTACATCTCCATATATGACAGGAGATTGTTGCAGTGTTGAGGTTGTCGATGATGAAGAAAACACTGTAATTCAAATTTATCGTTCTAAAGGCGATAATAATGTTCATTCTCCATTAAACTGGCCTGATGGTTGGGAATTAGTTGAATAAGAAAAAAGTAATGGGTTGCTCGATTTTGAGCAGCCCATTCTCTTTATTTTGGAGGTGAGATTTTGATGACAAACGAACAGTTGATTTGGAATTATTTCAAATCTCACGGATTGAATGATTTTGGTACAGCGGGGCTTATGGGCAATCTTTATGCCGAATCTGGTTTAAATCCAAAAAATCTTCAACAGACTTATGAGCGGAAACTTGGATACAGCGATGATTCATATACAGATGCAGTAGATCATGGCATCTATACGAATTTCATAAAAGATTCTGCTGGTTATGGAATTGCACAATGGACTTTTTGGAGCCGTAAACAGGCTCTTTTTTCATTTGCGAAAAGTAGAGAAAAGTCTATTGGCGATTTGAATATGCAACTCGATTTCTTAATGAAAGAATTGCGAGAAGGATATATTGGCGTTTTGAATACTTTGTGCAATGCCACATCTGTTCTTGAGGCATCAAATGAAGTTCTGTTTCGTTTTGAACGCCCAGCAAATCAAGATGAAAGTGTTCAATCAAAGCGATGTGCATTTGGTCAGAGATATTATGACCTGTTTGCAAATCGGCAAAATGAATACGGTTTTGATTTTGCAGAATTGTTCGCAGAATTGCGCAAAGCATTGCAAAACAATAAATGTAGCGAATATAGTCTTGCGGCAAGAAATTGGGCTATTTCTAATGGTTTGATCGTTGGTAATGGAACACTTGAAAATGGTGAGCCTAATTATATGTGGCAGGATTTTATCACGAGAGAGCAAATGGTGACTGTACTTCATCGTTTTGTTCAAATGTAAAATGCAGAAAGAATGAGGTAGCAGAATGAATATTGAAAAAATTGTTGCACGAAACGGTTATCTCGTAGATGCAGATACAGGTGAGAAAGTATTGTTCTATGAGTGTGATCCGCAAAAGAACACGGAATGCGATAAATCTCTTTGTCGAGCAAATCTTGCTGAGGATGACGGGGATTTTGGTTTTTGTGCAAAGACGATTAATCCAGCATTTCGTAAAGACGGAGGCAGATCATTTTATGCTGTCCTGAAAGAAGATACCTATTGGGGTAGAGAATATGTTGATTAATCCCACAGCGAAAGGAGAACGCAAATGACAGTAAGTGAATGTATTGCTTGGGTTGAATCCCATATGGAAGTCAAGTACGCAACAGCTAACGGTGCGTATCAGGCTGGCAGAAAGATCAATCCGCAAGGATGTGTCAATCATTCTGTCGGCTGCGCACAACCTTCTGTTGATGTATTTTTCAATATCATGAATAAATCATCTGCTGGTTGGGGTGTTAATGCACTCCTTGGCGATTTCCATAAAGGAGATGGACGAATTCTGGTCGTTCTTCCTTTAGATGCTCGTCCTTGGGGTTGTGGCTCTGGCAGTAAAGGTTCTTGGAATAATACAAAAGTTCAATGGGAAGTTTGTGAACCAGCAGGACATACATATGCTGGCGGTACAATGATTGCCTATGATGTTGCCAAAAACCAAGTCTATTTTGATCGTATGTGGAAGATGCTTGTGGCATGGAATGTGTATTTGGTTAAGAAATTTGGTTATGACATTAACGGAATTTCTGATCATGCAGAAAGCTATCGTGCAGGATATGGGTCTAACCACTCAGATATGGGACAATGGTTGCCTAAACATGGTAAGAGCATGGTAGCTCTGCGACAGGAAGTAGAGGCTATTATCGGCGGCAATTCTGCATCTGAAATTACTGTTTCCTATCAAGGTAGAGTTACAGCAAATGATGGTTTGAATTGTAGAACTTATCCTGTTAATGGAGATATTTTGATAACCTATCCAAAAGACACAATTGTTTCTATTACGCAAGAAAAAAACGGCTGGGGCTACACTGGTGCTGGTTGGGTTTCACTTGCTTATATTGAAAGAATTAACACACCAAGTTCAGAAACGGAGGATGATGATATGGATGTAAAGAGATTTGAAGAATTATTCCTTGAAATGCGTAAGGGTTTGCAAGACAACGATGCTGGTACTTACAGTAACGAGGCAAGAAATTGGGCAACCAGTTCTGGTTTAATTGCTGGTAACGGTACTGAGATCAACGGCGAACCTAACTGTATGTGGCAGGATTTCTTAACTCGTGAGCAGTTTGTTACTGTTCTTTATCGTTTTGCACAGATGATGGGCAAAGCGTAATCTTTTATAGGGGGTGACGCATATGGCTCGTGCAAGCCAGAAAGGACGGAGGTTGCGGAAGAAACAAAATCCGTTGACTAAAATCTTAAATGCGATTCTGAAACATCTTGCCTCCTTGGGGTTTACAAATCGTTTGGCGATTTACATCTTATTGTTTTTGGCTGCTGGCTTGGCTGGCGGCTTTTATCTTGCTCTTAGGAGTATTGTCACTGGATATACTGGCGCATTAATGTGCTGGACAGTAGTATTTACTCCTATCGGTACAGCTTGCAGTATTGTTCTTAGTAGGATCGTACATAAGAGCGAAACTGAAAATACAAGTGCAGATGGAGATGGCATTAAATATGCAACTGCTAAAGCTAACAACTTTGGCGTTGTCGAAGATAATAAAAGTCCAGCAATCTAAAAATGTAAGGAGGGGTGAGCATGGAAATGGAATGGGTAAAACTGATTATTTCAATCTTGTCTGGTTTGGCTGCGGCTATTCCTCTGGTGATTAAACTGGTTGAATATGTCCAGAAAGCAGTAAAAGAAAGAAACTGGAATCAGGTTCTTAAAATGGTTATGAACCTAATGGAAACCGCAGAAACAAAATTCGAATCTGGTGCTGAACGAAAAGAATGGGTTTTGTCTATGCTGAAGGCTTCTGCTGATAGTATCAATTATGATATTGACTATCAGGCAATCGGTGAAATGATCGACAGTCTTTGTGATTTTAGTAAAGTCATTAATCCCGCAACCGAAAGTGCGGGTGAATAAGGCTTATGTTGAATTACATTGAATACTTAAATATTCCTGTTAAGATCGCATTGGTCTTGGTAGTTATCTTTTTCTCTATGCAAATCATTGGAGAGTTTCTTGAGTTTAAGGGAAAAGTAGTACCTGAATTTTTCAAAATTCGAAAGTGGTTTACTCGTAGAAAAAGAGAAAAGGCTGAAGCGGCACAGACATTGAAAGATGTTCAGGTTCTTTTGAATGATGTAAATAGTCATTATTCAGCAGACAATATTGCCAAGCGTGATGGCTGGATGCAGTGGGTCAATAATAGAGCAGAAGTATATGATGAATCTATCAAGCAATTGAGAGAAGCATTAACTGAAGTTATGCAAGCGTTGAAAGACAACACAAAATTAACTGAGGAAATGTTTATTCAAAGCAGTAGAGATCGTATCATTGATTTTGCTACAAAGACCAGCAATGAGAATGTCATGGTGTCACGAGAGGAATTCAATCGAATTTTCAAGGTATATGCCAAGTACGAAAAATATCTTGAGGAACACAAAATGACCAATGGCGAGGTTGATATTAATTATCAGATCATTAAAGAGTCGTATGAACAGCGTTTAAGAGATCATGCTTTTACTGAAGATATTCGTGGATATACCAGTCGAGATCAGCAACCATAATTGGTTGCGAATTGAAAAAGCAACCTATTCTGGATGGGGAGTGGAGAAATCTGCTCCCCATTTTTTACGGATACCTTATAAGCCGTTTCTAAGCGTTTCTGGCGGCGTTTTGTTCTTGACAAGGATTTACCCGCCAAAGGTATTTAGAACTACTCTGCGGCTTCTGTGGGCTTGTCTGAACGCAACAAGAAAGGAGCCGCCGAAATGAATCGGACAGCCCCTCTCAGTTACTCTATGCTTGTATGCGATTGTCTGCAAGTCATTTTTAGTAAATTTTTAGTAAGGTAATGATTGATACTGCGAAAAAGCACATTTTGTAGTGTTCTCTATGCGGTAAGAACCTATATCTTGTGGTTTATTCACTCAAAGGTTTCATTGTGGGGATTATAAAACCCTCGTGACAAGGACAGTTTTTATTACTATATCTTGTTGTTTTCAAGTCTTTTCGTCCCATATTTAGTACCTCTTGTTTTAGTAGGCAAAAGAAATTTCTTAAAAGTTCTTAGGTTTTCTTAGAAAATGCTCGGCAATTTTAGTACGATTTTTAGTACGCCTTAGCATATCTTGACCTTTCCCTCTAAGTTTGCAAAGGACTCTTTTTTCTTTTCTCTGGTTGCCTCGTTGTAAATGTCCATCGTTGTCGATATATCAGCGTGTCCCATAATCTCTTGAATAACTTTCAAGTTCGTTTCGTTTTCACAGAAACGAGTGCAGAATGTATGCCTTAGATTGTGGACTGAAAAGTGCGGCAACAACAATGGTTCTCTCTTTTGTTTCTTTGCCAGTTCAGCTTCTTCGATGTTGTAATCTCTAATGATACGCTCTATCGCTCTGTTGATGTTATGGGGTGACAAAACACTGCCGTATCTGTTGGAGAAAATGAATCCAGAATATCCATCAATAACAGTCTGGTTGAATCCATCACGCATTTGTCGTAATCGTTCTTCCAGCAACGCCTTTTTCACGGCTGCGAACATCGGTATTTCACGAATGCCTGATTTTGTCTTTGGCGTTGTAATATGAAATACAGACTTTCGAGTATCTTCTTCAGGTCTGTAAATTAAGCTGTGATTGATCTCAATGATGTTGTTCTGAAAATCACAGTCCTCCCACCGAAGTCCTGTTACCTCTCCTACTCTGCATCCAGTGCCAAGCAACACAGTGAAAATTGGAAGCCAGTGATTATAAGTCTTATGCTCTCGCACAAAATTCACAAATGCTTCCTGCTGCGGCTCGGTTAGAGCATGACGCTTTGGTTTCTCCCAATCGTGACTTTTCTTGATCTCAGTCATAACTCCATCAGTAGGATTCAGACGAATATATCCATCACGCACTGCAATCGCAAACACTGGATGAAGGATCGTATGAATGATTTCCATACTGTTTGGTTTGAAACCATTTTCGAGCAGAGAGTTGTAAAACTTCTTGATCGTGCTATATTTAATGTCTACCAGTCTTTTGTTACCAAGTTCGTCACGCACATACTTGTCATACATATATTTATAGTTGCTTCGTGTGCTTTTCTTCAACTCTTTTTTGTCAGATATATAGTCCTCCCAAAAAGCATCCAGCGTAGTTTTTCTTGCATTGAATGTGTCAATTTCATCCTGCAAGTCTTTTGCGATTGATTTTTCGAGTTCTCGCAAGCAAATTCCCGGTTGCTTTCCTTTTGGTGTCCGATCTGACTGAGTTAAAGTCCAGCTATAAACGAATCTTGGTACGCCTTTGGCATCGGTGTAACGATACATATATCTGCCATCAGCGTTTTGATATTCTCCTTTCCATAACAGTCGATTTTTCGTATCACGCCGTTCTTTAGCCATCGCATATCCTTTCCGACAAAAGAAACCGCAATACAAGCATACATATTAATTATACGAATTGCGGTATCTTCTGTCAACCGCATAAATTTAAAATAATCATTAACTTACTAAAAACTTACTTTGCATATTTTACAAATAGCTTTGTTGCAAAACCCATTTTTCGAACAAAGGTCTTTTAATTCGAACTCTTTGTCCTGTATGTAAAACCCAATCCAGTTCCTTCTTGTATTTATCGTTATCAATGATACTGCGTAGACGATTTTCTCCGATCATCGAATATTCGGCAGCTTCTTCAATTGAAATACATAGTCTTTGATTATATGGAATTTTCATTCTTTCCATTATCTCACCTCACTTTGAATAAAGGCGATAAGGTTTAATACCCTATCGCCTATTTTTACGGATACTTTAATTTGTTCTTGTATTTATCGTTATTTGGCGATAAATTAATTGTCCGCTTTGGACAGTATTTGATTGAGTTTCTTTGCCATGTTGTCAAACTCAGGTTTGCAATCTTTACATGACTTTGCTGGCAAAAATTCCTTAACTGCGCCTCTCGCTCCATATGCAAAAATTTCATCATGAACTGTGTAAAGTTCTCCTGCTTGATTAATACCAATATCAGGGAAAATAATTTTTCTGCATATTGGACATTGGAATGTACTTCTTTTAAAAAGCTCTACAATCGACACGACCTCTTCTGCTGTGAAACGATGTTTGCTTTCAAACGATGTGGCGGCAGATTGTTCGACTACTTCAATATCTCTGCGCTGATCTTCGCATACAAGCATAATGTCACTCCTTTATTTCTTCTGAAAATTCATCATGAATGTTACCGATTACACAGCCACGCAAAACATATTTAAAATCAACTAATGTGAAAATAGAGTTAAGGAATGATTCGCCGCTGCCAACAAAGAATGCGCCTCCACGGTAATAAACTCTGCCGCTTTTAACTCGGAACATTTCTTCAACATCAGGATTGATTTTTACAATATCACCATCATAAATTTCAATACCATTTTGATCTGGAATACCTGATGAAAACTCGACTATACATTCAGAACGACCAATTTCATCTCCATATAAATTTTCGGCAAGTTCTCCATTTGGTTTTAATATCCAATATGGAAGGTCGGTGACATACTTCTTTCTTTTTGTGTCATATACTCTGTACTTCATCTATATTCTCCAATCACAATTAAAAGAATAAATGCCATAGAGCGGCTAAAGTTCGTTTCCATTTTCCATCTTTATATTCATATCCATTAACAAACACTCTATCATTGATCGTAGTAATGTTTACAGAAGATGATTTATGTGGCAAATCAGGAACTCTTTTATTATTGATGTAAATTTCATCTCCATCAATATTTACGAATGTATTGTTACTTACGCAGATCATCGTATCTGTCCTTTCTCAGTAAAAAACATCAATTAACTCTTTGATGTAGAACCAATTCCACCAGTTCGGAGGGCAGTTACATCATCGTCATCAGTAATGACAAAAGGCATGATAATTCCTTGAGCAAAAGCATCGCCCTTATTGACGGTCAGAACCTTATCACTCTTACTATCGTTTGTGATCTTGATAAAGATATGGCCTTCATTGGATTCATTATTGTAATAGTCCTGATCAACAACACCAACAGTATTGTCGAGTTGCATACGATACTTAAATCCATAGCTGCTACGAGGGAACAGCATAAGAACATTGCCACGACTCAAACTACACTTGATGCAAGTGGGAACCTTGATTGTCTGTCCCGCCTTCAGCTTAAAGGAAATGGGAGAAACGAAATCATAACCAGCACTGCCCTGCGTTGCTCTACGAGGCACTTTCAGTTCATCATACTTCTGATAACTCAGAACACCGTTCTTTGCCTTAAATTCCTCAGCAACAGTCTTTTCATATTCCTTTTCGGAAATTAATTCAAACTTGTTCATTTTATCGCTCCTTTGAATTTTGTAAATTTGCAAGGATTTTAGTTCTTTCTTCATCTCCGTAACTAACTTGCCAATATCTTTGCAAATTAATTATATGCTTGATTTGACGCTTAGAAAGTAGATGTAGATGGTCTAAGACTACTTCTCGTCTTTTACTTCTATCTGGATGTGCAGAGCCTCCAAATCGGCATTGACAATAATTCAAATGGTAGTTACAAATTGGGCATTTTTCTTTTTTGAAAACCATATTAAGCATCTACCACCTTAATATAAAGTCCGCAATGACACATACCTTCAGTCATATCACGGAACTCTTTGCACATACATTTGGTATCTGGTGTTTTTTCTAAAGAACATGGGCAATAGCCATCATTTTCTTTCTTACGCTGCTCAATTTCTTGAACTAATTCTTGATCTGGATTTTTAATGATTTTCATCAGTTGTTTGCCTCCTTGATAAATCCGCTGACAATTTCACATCCATCAATATTATCGCAATCTTGCTCTTTGATAGGTTCGTTATCAAATTTCTCTGCAACTGTACGAAGTTTCTTTAACGCCTCCATCATGTCAATAATGTAGTTGATATTGTCAACTTCTTCATCTTTCCGAATAATATCAATAAAGTTCCATTCAATGAACTCAACTAAATTATCTACTTGAGATTTTGTGAATTCAACAGAAAGAGTTTTCTCATTATTCATCATAATCTCCTTTATGAAATCTTTTCTGCGTATTGCCCATCAGAATTCAATGTCACTCCAAGAACCTCGTCATAATGAGATTTTGAATTTGGAATGTAACGCCCAAATTTGATAATAACATTTGAAAAGTTAGATAACTGTGTCAGATAGCCTTTTTCTTCGCATTCCTGTTTTGTATATCCAGTGTAGATCACAAAGTCGTTTTCTGTTTTGTCACGAAAACTATATAATAATCGTGACAAATCATCAAAGCTATCCAGCGGCTCTAATCCTCCACAGACAATTGCAGATGTAATCGGATTATTTATATATCGTTCAACAATTTCATCAATGTCGAATTCGATATTTGGAGAACAGGCAAGTTCACTGTTTTGACAACAGTGAACCTTTGCCTCTTTCTCACATTTAAAAGTACAGTATGGGAAAATGATGAACATGGATGGTTTTTTGTAATTTACAAAATCTTCGTCAACCAATCCTTTAATGCGCAATATTTTCCCACTCCCTCATTTGATACTCTGCCTTGCGTTCCTTAGAATAAGTCTTGATTGGAGTATAAAATCCAACAATGCGTGTGTACTCTGTTTCCACAGGGCAACCGCACTCAGGACACACACTGCCAAAGAAAGCATGATTGTTTTTGCAAGCCTGAATCTTAGTATTGAACGCAAAATAGGTTACGCCCTGATCTGCAATGTAATTGAGCATATCCCATGCTTGATCGAAGGTAGCAAAAGGAGCCTCGATGTTTACATGGAGAATGCTGCCGCCATTACAGAACTTATCAAACATAGATGCAATTCTGATACGCTCTTTGAGGGTAGTCTTAATACCCAGCGGAATGAACTGATTACCATACAGAGGCAGATCGGTAACGGTTTCTTCAGGATAGAAGAACAAATCCTTTTTCATCAGCTTTGCGGCTGCGGTTTCGCCGGGAATCTGTTCACAGTTGATTTGATAATCGACAGTCTTGGCAAATTCAGCTTTAGTGCTATGAATTACCTCAAAAATCTGCTTACCAAAATTTTCTGCTTCCTGAGTGTAATATGTATTACCAAGTTCATCCTTACGAATGTAACCAAAAGTTTTCATGGTTTCATAAATGCCAATAAAACCAATGGTGTTATAAAGATGCTCAAAGTCTACCAGATTCAATGTAAAGTTTCTCAGCAAGCCCTTATCCACATTTCGCTTGATAATATGACGAATACTGTCCAAAGCCTTGAGGTTCAGAATAACCAGTTCCTTGAGAGCTGCCAGATAATCAGCCTCGGTCTTGTTTTCAAGAGCCAGTCTTGCAAGATTGATCGTGCTGACCTTTACAGAACCAACTTTCAGAGCAGTACCACCGATGGAGTTGAAATAACCCAAATCCTCAATATTGCTCTTCAGACGGCAGCAGTTGGACAGACTGGTAACAGAATCATCAATGAACAAATTACTATCATTCCACTTCATATTGTGCTGGCAAGCATAACGAGCAAATTCTTCATCGACAAACTTGACATTAACACGGAGCAGAGAAATAGAATTAACAGGGAAAGTCATCATGTTCTTAGAACGAATCTTTGCCATTGTTTCAAGGAATACCTTTTGGAACTCCATAATTCCGTCAATTTCATCAATCATGAAAGAACCATCGGGGAATTCAGAGCCACCAAACAGAGCCTCAAGATAAGGTCTATCAAAGATGCTTGTATTAGTAAATGCAGACTGAATGCCGCCACGGAGAAAAGGCTGGTTCAGTGCATAAATCAAACGCTGAATCTGCTGACGAGCCGCACGATCATTATCGACATACAGATTCTCAGCACAGTCCTTCTTCCAGAAATAATACATATAAGGAATCAGATTAGGCAGACCAACAGCACCAGAGCTGCGGTTACAAGTCCAGCTTACAAATTCCTTTACGAAATCAACAAAGGTTTCGAGATGCTGGGGAGGTTCGGCATTGAAGTTTTCAATAAAGAACAAGCCCTTTTCTGCCAAATCTTTCAGATCATAAGCAAAACAGTAATGAACAAAGGTTGAAGTGTTTGCATCATGCAGATACAGGTGTCCATCCCACTCATTACGCAGCCAATCATTTGCTACCTTAAAACCGTACTTCTTATTGATCTCGTAGTGAATTTTATTGAATGCCAACAGCTTTTGATGGGGCTTAGGCATCTCATTGATCAAAGTAACAATGTCTTTCTGACCGACATTGGCATTGCCATCGACAGAGGCATCGGCAACAGTATCAGAATCAATGAAATTATCAATGAAGTCCGTATAACTTAACTGACCAGCAGAAAAGCCATTGATACTTGCCATTTCCTCGCCGTATTCGTTTTGCATCTTATTGTATGCGTTGATAAAATTCTTTTTCAGTTCGATATTAATATTCACTGCACATTCTCCTGTTCGTTGATCCAATTATTAGCTGCCGCAAAATCCATCTGCTTACCATCTACATCAAGAACAGGTACACGAACAAAATTCATGCTTCTCATTAATTCCTGATCAGTGTTTTCCTCGAACTGAATACCCTTTGCAGTCAGCTTCTTTTTCAGAACATTACATGATGGGCATCCAGTCGAATAAAGAATTACCTTGCTCAAAATACTTCCCTCCTTAATCTAAAATAATGGAGCGGATTTCTTTCCACTCTGATACACGGATCACACCAGCCGCTTGAGCATCGAATGACTGGTTATGTGGGCGGCTAAACAAGATACCTTGATAATCACCGCCAATTACATTGTGAACTCCGTCATCAATTAGATAATCTCCATGAACAAGCTGCTTGTGAGAAGTGATGATGAACTGTTTCCAATTCAAGAACGGATATAATTCCAAAATTCTCTCAATTTTCTTATCACAAGTGTTATAATGCGTTGCTGTAACAATACGCAGAATATGCTTGTCATTAATTTCTTTTAAGACCTCGAAGCAATCTGGAATGCGTTCCAAATTGCTCCAAATGTCTTTCTCCTTAATCGGAGCAAATACTTGTTCTTTTGTGAGAGTCGGGAAAAATAAACTTACATCCCAATCTGTAACTTCTGATGGTTTTACAGTTGTTCCATATCTCTGATTAATTGCTGAAATCCAGCAATCAATCAGATTTTCGATTACATCATCTGCGTCACAGAGAATAATTTTCTTTTCTCGATCCATACCAAACACCTTTTACAAATACTTAGCAATTTCCTCTACTTTGTTAGATAAGTCCTGTAATGAACCATTGTTGATCACAAACATATCAACAAAAGGATAATTGTCCATTGCCGTTTCTGAAGGATGATTTGCTTGTTCTGGTGTTAAATCCGATGCAAAATCAGGACGATTAATACGGATCAGCATTGTGTCCATATTGTTTTCACGGAAACACTCAACCTCATTGGGAAAACGACAATCTGGAATCAGAACATAATCCCATTCATTAGGAAACAGTTGCAGAACACTTACGATAAAGTCAGTCCAGTAACTCGGACGCTGAGTACGAACAACATCTGTGCCGACATACTGAAGCAATGTTCTGCCCTTTTCATCTTTTGCTCCATCCCATGCAAAGAATTTTTCGCAGATATACTTAACCAGATCGCCAAAGTGAGCAATCAGAACACGATGACCATTAGCCTTCAAATGTTCATCAAGCATTCCCGCAAGAGTATCTTTGCCGTGACGAGCCTTGCCCGAAATACAAATTACTTTCATGCCGCCACCTCAATATCATCAAAGACATGAGGAATCAGTGTCTTGAAAGCCTTCAACAGCATAATGGCAATTTCACGCATCTGAGGATGTGCTGAGGGAGCGCAGCGCAGCTTAAAGAAATGCCTCCACTCTGCAAGATTCATAGTGATACAAATCTCAGTCTTAGTGGAATTATTCAGAACAGAACGAGCAATCTGAGGTGTTGCACCAAGTTCAATCATGCGGTTATAATGACGCTCTGCATCAATACACGCCTGAACCCATTCATCATAAATCTGTTGCTGAATTTCAGCGGGAAGGTTATGAACCTTACTGTCATAGTCCATACCGCCCTTAATGTCGATATATGTAACCTCAGCACCGAACTTATCCTTTGCGTAATTGCAATATCTGGTGCTTTCCTGTGCAAAACTTGCCACACGATGACGGACTTCCTCGTGAGAAACGCCACGGTCATTGGTTAAACGAACTGTCATGTCGATATGAGTAAGTTGCTCTGTGCCCTCTTGCAGTTCGTAAATGGTCAGGGGCTTAAACAGATCATTAGGATCGACATTTACATCCATTCCAATATCCTTAAATTCAGGGAAAAACACTTCATTCCCATGAATGAATTCCCATACAAATTCAGGAATCACTACATCGTTATCCAAACAAGCCTTGAAGAAATCTCTCCATGCACGAACATTGGCAGATACAACATGACGATTGGTAGATGTAAAGCGAATAAAGCTATTAAATCCACAGCGTTCCAGCAGAAGAATCGAACCTCTCAACTTTGTATAGCTGGTATTGCTTAATTCAAAGATGAAAGAATGATGCTCAATAACTGCTTCATGTCCACGCTTGATAATGCCAGAAACAAAAGGCAGTGCTGACTCTTCAGTGATTTTATCTTCGCTCTTATAGCAAGTTCGACCAACATTCTCAATCAGCTTTAAGGCTTCATCTGCATCAATAGGTGTCAGAATTTCAAAACTTGGACTTACTACTCTCATTGAAAACCTCCTATGATATACTTGTATTTCTTGTTATTTGTGCTTAATCGTCATCCTGCATGGACTGGAAACAATAGTCACAAACATATGTCTTTACGCCATTGCGCTTGATCTTATGGAGTGTACCATTGCTGGAACCACAGTCAGCACAGCAAATCTTCGTGGGAGGATTTTTCATGCGCTGCTCATTGCGCTGCTTACTTGACTCGGAGTTAGGATGTTCCATCCAGTTCTTGTAGTTCGGATAATAATTTCGCTTCATTGTTCTGTTCCTTTCATTTTGTTTTGATATGATTTAGTTGAATAACAAAAATAATGATCGCCAATTTTATCGTAAAGGTAATCATTATATTGCCCACGAGAAAAAAATACTACTCCACGATCCAATACTGTTTCTGTATCTGTGAGTACAATCTGAATCACTTCATACTGTTCATCTGTTGGAGTAGTGCTGGGAATTAAATGAGCAGGAGAAAACTGATTTTCTGCATACACAACATCATTAAGTGTGTTCGGAAATTCATCACTCAGAAGCCTGTTAAACACGACCTCGATTACGGCTCTCTGTCCTTCAATTGACTGATTGCCAGCCTCCAAGAAAAGCAATCTGGCAAGCATTTCAATTTCATCATCTGTGATTACATCAGCAATTTCTTGATAAGCTGCTGGCTCAGGTTCAGGTTCGGGAGTTTCTTCCTCTATGTAAATCATTGTCGGCGGGGGGGCTTGCAGTACGGTAGAATCCATAGATTCATTTGTTGGATTAGAACTATAATGCACCATAGTCATAGTAGTGCATATAGGATCATAATCTACATTTGTTTCTGTGTTATTCTGACTTGAAACTGTTGTTGTAATTAATAGGATCAAGATGACAATCACAACAACAACCAACATCAGTCTTATTGGATGTTTCATCGGTTTCCTCTTTCTTATTTTCGTATGGAATATTTAAATACTCCATGATTTCACGATAGCCAAGACCACCTTCGCTACGGTCTTTCATTGCGAAACGATATGTAGCTGGTTCCAATTCTGCAAGACGCTGAATTCGATTTGGTTCATGCTCTAAATGGCATCCGAAAAGACAAAGTTTACATCCAGTGTTGTGTTCTTTAGTGAATTCATATTTACCGTTTTCATGTAATACAATTTCACCGTATGGCGGCGCAATCGGAATATTAAATTCATAAAGATAACGGAGAACATCTTGTCTTGTCCAGAAACCCATCGGAGTGGATTTAGACCTTCCTGATGCTTTAAAGGCGTTACAGCCAGTTTTTAGATAAGCCTCTTTTCTGATCTGACTATCTTCTGCGAGTGTTCCGTAAATAGGATTTGTATTGACTTCTTTATCCACTAAGCGAATTGGCTGCTTTTTCAAATATGAGCAACATTTTTCACTTACATCAAAAGGTGCATCAATTAAGCATCTCCATTTCTTTGGAATACACCATGTTTTACAAAGTTCGTTTTTACTGGTATAACCAGATAAGTACAAAACTATTGAGTGCGGAAAGTTAAGAGAACGAAAATACTCTGCTGTTTCCATGCCTCGGTCTAAATAGTTTTCAATGTCACTATAATGAATGTCGTGTGCTTTAAAATAAGTTCTTACATCTCGAACCATTCTCGCAATTTTCTTGCTTGCCACAGGATAACCATCTGTGCGAACAACATCAAAATAAGTGACCTTTCCTCTTGCGATATGTAAATCAACTTGAATGTTATATTTCTGTTCGATATACTTGCAAAAGGATTTCACATGACTTGGCATTGACGCAAACTCATTACTTGTGTTTGCGTAAATAACAATCAAAGGACTGTCATGATGCTGATCACGGTGAATAGACCAATGCTTTGCAAACATATCAAACAAAACTGAACTGTCTGCCCCCCCGAAAATGAGAGAGAAACATTCCAATTCGTTTTTTGACAGAATTCAAGGAACTTTGCAGCAGAAACTTGAATTTTTGTTTCAAGCGGCCTTGCTTGCATTTTCATTAAATCCTGATTTGAATAAGTATATTTCTTCATTTATTCTCTTCTTTCTTGTTTACTCAAATCATTGAATGTGGTACAATTATCATATCCATCTTAAAATAGGAGTGACTATTATGGCTGATACTGAAAAGCGTAAGATCGTGCGCCGCTCTGCTGAGGAACGAGTTGCTGAGATTGATGCTAAAATAGCAACCTGTAAAGCAACCATTGCAAAGCAGGAAGAAAAGATTGCCGCTCTCGAAGTTAAAAAGCAAGCTATTTTAAATCCTGTTCCTCGTGTTTCCAAAGCTGGTCAATTGAAAGAACTGCTTAATAAAGCAAAAGCATCTGGAATGACCAATGAAGAAATTGCAGAAAAACTCGGCATCACAATCGAATAAAAGATAATAGGCTGTCTATGTCGGACAGCCTATTTTATTTAGGCTTACATTCCGATCATTGCCATAAATTCGGTTTCTGTCAGAACTGGAACGCCAAGTTCTTTTGCTTTTGTCAGCTTAGAACCAGCTTTTTCGCCAGCAATTACATAGTCTGTTTTCTTAGAAACAGAACTGCCAACCTTTGCTCCCAATTCTTCCAGCTTCTTTCCGATACCATCTCTGGTAAAGTTCTGTAAGCTGCCAGTAGCAACAACAGTTTTGCCATTGAAAGGATTATCGGCAACAGGCGTTGTGATAGCTTTTTCAATCTGAATATTCAAATGCCCAACAAGACAATGATACAATTTGAAATTATCGTCATCACTAAACCAGTCTTTCAGGCTGGCAGACATAACCTCACCAAAATCCTCAAGCTGCATCCAATTAAAATCATCGTTAATCAATTCAATGAACTTGTACGGATCACCAGCGCAATAATTTGAAATTGCTTTTGATGCTGTCTTACCGATATACGGAATACCCAAAGAGATCAATAGTCTTGTCAGTGTAGTAGATTTTGATGCTTCAATGGCGGTCATGAGTTTGTCATAGGAACGCTTACCAAAGCCTTCCATTCTCATGATTTCTTTATCGTATCTGTTAAGATGATAGAGATCGGTGAAATCAGTCAGCCATCCACTGTTGATGAATTTCTCTAAAGTTGCCTCTGATAGACCATCAATATTCATTGCTGGCTTACTGACATAATGAGAAAACTTACCCAGCTTTTTGCCGTTGCACTTTGGATTATCACAATAAACTGATTCTGTATCATTTACCTGTTCTACTCGAATGCTGCCGCCACAAACAGGACAAGCATCTGGATACTGAACGCCATATTTTGTGCCACGCTCTGTTGCAGAAATGTTCTCAAGAATCTGAGGAATAATCATATTGGCTTTATAAACCTTCAGCTTATCACCAATATTCAAATCATAGTCCTTAATGTAACTCAGGTTATGAACGCTGGCTCTCGTGACAATCGTTCCATCCAATTCAATCGGATCGAAAATCGCAACAGGAGTAAGCTGACCAGTTCTACCCATAGACCATTCAATTTCACGGAGTACAGTTTCAGCAGTTTCATCTTCAAACTTGAACGCAATACCATCATTGTTGTGATGGGAAGTGCCTCCCTTTTGCTTGGAATAGGAAATGCTGTCATACTTCATAACCATGCCATCAATAGGAATACCTTTTTCAATTGCCTGATCTCTCATATGCTCGATTGCATCTTGAATAATAAAAGAACAATTGTTGGCAGAACTATTCTGTTCGAAATAGCAAATATATGGCAGCTCAAAGCCCAATCTCTCGCAAGCAAAGAATTTTGTTCTGCGACTATCCGATGCTGGGAAAAGATCATCCAATGTCGGCAGATCATCTAAGCCTTCCAGCACATCCCACAGCATAAAATGAATATTTCTCGTATCGCAAACCGTACTATCAAGCTGTCGTACAGAGCCAGCAGCAAGGTTTCTGGCATTTGCGTAAGGCTTTTCACCAGCAGGGAGATTATCATTAATTTTCTGGAAATCATGCTTATGAATAATTGCCTCGCCCACCACA